CGGATCGTCGTCATCTCTGATACGAAGTCCTCTGGCTTTAAAGCCAGCAGGGAGGTTGGACAATGTACCGGCGTCGATCAACTGCCTCAGTGCTGCCGTGGCGGTACGGGATAGACCGCCAATAGTGTGAATCAGACCCAATCCATAGAACCCAAAGCCCGGTAGGAACTTGTAATGCACGAAGTAGTTGATCTTCTTGCGTATCGGGTCGTCTTCACGATAATTTCGCCGAATCGACAATATCTGCCCGTTATCCTGCGAAATCGTCACCACATAAGGCAATTTAATGCCCGTTGGCTCGCCATCCTCGTCCATATCCTCGTGACCCATCAGGTCCAAATCAACGTGGCACTCCAACAATGTACAGTCATAATCTACCTGCGACGGCTCAAATCCACCAATCCGATCCATCTCAGACGTTACTTCGTCCGTCTCCTGCTGCGAAGGCAAAACAGGTATGTCTAAATAAAACCCTCCAACCTGCATCTTACGCAGATCGTTCAACGACATCTTCACAACCTGCGTCACATTCGGACATGTCTCCAAATCAGACGTGTCGTAAGGTACCACCAAGTTCTCAGCAGGCACAAACTTCGCCACAATCCGACTCAAGTTCGAATCATAGTACACCTTCTTAAACGTACTACCCGCCAACGGAAGATAAAACAGCATCTGGTCCATGTCAGGCGTGTACTCTTCCATCACATTCGTAATGTAATAGTTCATAAACTGCTTAACACGCGCCGCCTGATCAACCTTGTCTCGCGTCTCCTTGCCCAAAACAACAGTGCGAACAGGACCAGAAGAAGGCAACAATTCATTAAACGCCTGCGCCTGAAACTGAGTAGCAGCCTCCGCTAACAACGGGTGAGTCACACCAGAGGCTCCACGGAACGGCTGCGTCCGGTCCTCATAACTGAAACCAAGCAACTCTAAACCATTAGAATACGTGTCTTCCCACTCCTGACGAGACGACTTGTTAGAATCAAACTCATCTAACAAATCACCAGAAATACGCGCCAACTCACTATCAGGGAGCGTCTCCGCCAAGTTCTCATCAAAACCACCCTCCGGCATCTCAGCCATAGGCTCGAAATCTACAATAACGTCTCCGTTCTCTTCCTCAATGATCTCTATCTCATCACCAAGGTCCGTGAATAACGGCTCTTGGCCAGAGTCTGGTATCTCAAGCTCCAACTCCGCCGCCATCTCACCCTCGTCAAGCTGAGACGGAACCACTAATCCCGCAATCGGTTCTCTAGCCATAAGCTACTCCAATCAATAATATGCCCGTATCCTAGCAGATTCTTCACCTTCTTGCCAATCATCTGTTGGCAACTGTACAAAATTACCTTGACGATAACGCATCAAGGCCTGTGTCATGCTATCAACCAAGTCGTCATGCTCGCCATTCGGAAACGCAGCAACCTCCTCAATCATCTCATCCGCAAAAGTCGTATCCGGTGCCCAAACCATCCCAGCCTCAAACAACGGACTCACACTATGTACACGAGTCACCTTGTCATTACCACGACTAGGGGTGAAATTTACAACAGGTATACCCATGTTTCGCAATTCATGCGTCAAAGGCATACCACTCGCCTTCGCCTCTACAATTACAGTGTCAGGGTCCCAAAAATCATACTCCTCTAATGCAATCGCCTTCAACTCAGGAAACTCCCAACGCCCCTTCTTACTATCTAACAATATCAAATTAGGACCCGAACCACCCTCATTCGGATAAAAAACACCCCACGTCGTTATCGCACTGTAATCCGCACTCTCGCGCTTACTAAACGCTGTATCATAACTCTGTATCACATACTCCAACTGAGGAACGTCCTTCTTCTCCCAAGTCCGCCACCACTCACGCTTGATAATCGCATTCTCCTCACCAGTAGGATTCTGCTGATACTGCGCATTCCACTTGCTCGGAGGTATAGATGCGCGGACCGCGGTCAAATCCTCAAGACTCCAAAACTCAGGCCAACACGGAGTCCCATCATCAAAAATAGCAGGCAACTCCACAACTTCCCACTGATCCGCCAACGGGTCTTTAGCCTGCGCCCGCAACAACTGACCCGTCATGTCCTTCTCAGACCAACGCGTCTGAACCAAAACTATACTGCCACCCGGCTGTAAACGCTGTCGGGGACCCCCAGTATACCAATCCCATGCATCATCAAAACCACTGTTACTCATCGCCGTCTGCTCAGAATGAGGGTCGTCGATAATCACCAAGTCACCACCACGTCCCGCCAAGTTCGAACCAACACCAACAGCATAGTACATACCACCACGGCTCGTGTCCCACCGACCAGAGGCCTTACTGTCCGCCGCGAGCTTTACGTCAGGGAAAACATCCTTGAACTCGTCACTGTCAATCAGGTTCTTCGTCTTCCGACCAAAGTTCACAGCAAGCTCCGTCGTGTGCGTCGCCTGAATGATTTTCATGTTAGGATTCTTGCCCATCATCCACGCCGGAAACAAAAAAGATGCGAACTCACTTTTCGTGTGCCGCGGGGCCATATTGATGATTAATCTCTTTAGTTCACCACTAGCTACCCGTTCAAGTTTTTCGGCTATAATTCGGTGGTGCCTACCAGATATAAAGTCTGGCCACATGGCGGATACAAAATCTAGAAAATTTTCACGGCAAGATTCCTGTTTTTCAATCTGTGCCAGACGCAGCCTAAGCTTTAACGCCCTGTCTTCTACTGAACTTGTGGTTGCATTCATGTCGGGGACCCTAAACGATTTTATGCGATATCCAACATATAATGCATATTCGTTGGTTTTTACAGATAATTATTTGAGAAAAACATGGCCCAAGCCCCCGAGTGGTCGGCGCGGGGGCCGCGCTGCGCGGATCGCGTTTTTTGGTTTCCGGCCGTGGTTTGATGACCCGATATGCGGGGGACCCGACGCGTTGCCGGTGACATCAGATGCACCGGCCGCGGGCAATAAATCACCGGCCATATGCAATTAATTAATTGCACCGATCCGAATAATTGCACCGACAATTAATTGTAAATGCGATTTTGGGCGCAGTTAAATTTGCACGGTTGGCGGTCCAGTTCGCACGGCCGCCGCGCAGTTTTAATCGGCAGCTGCGCCGCGCGTTTGGTCATCGGTGGGGCGGGATCCGAGGCCCACGGCCCACGGTTCAGGGCGCGTCGTACGTTTGGCAGGCAACGCGGGCCGCGGCCGCTGGCTTGTATTAAAGACAAATAAAAAGGCCCGCACGGGGCGGGCCAATCGTTAGTTTGTGTCGGTTCGATCTAGTCGAAACGTGCGATTTTCGCCTGATCTAAATTGAATTGGCGATGTCGGATGGCAACAATTGCACAATCGTAAATAAAACATTCAACGTCGTCGGTTTGCAATTTCACGATTGGATGCAGCGCGGGATCGTCGTCGTATCCAGACCGATAAACGCCCGCGGGATCGATCACGCCGTTTTTGGTCCAAGCGTTGGATTGAAACCCGCCGCAACCGTATGCCTTATCCATCCCGTCGGCCACGAATTGCAAAAGGTAGGCGGGATCGGTGATGTATTCCCGCCCGTCGGCGTTGGCCGCTTCCCAAAAAAACATCGGGATCACGCCCACCATGTCGCGCCAATAGTCGCGCATGTCCGAAACGTTATCGTCGTTGGTTGGGTTCCATTGTGCGCCGCATAGGCCCAAAATGATTTCCTGCGGATCGATTGCAAAAATAGGACTGTTCATCATTTCACCTCTAACGTTGCCGTGATTGTACCGTCGCGGACAAAATCGCGGATCGTATCGCGCACGGTTTGCGCTATGTCGTCGTCGCTGGTTTGAAATTCTTCAATGTTGCTTTCGGTGATGACATCGGAAATATCCAACGCGTTGCGAATTTCGTATTCATGATCATTTACCAAATCCATAAACGCATCGGAATTGTCGCGCATGTAATCCGCAAACGCGCCTTTTAAGTAGCGTTCCATTGACGGTACCAATAGCGCATCGATCTGGTTGCGCATTGCATCGCGTTCCCGTTCGTAAGTATCGGCGTTATTTTGCGCCGCTTCCAATTGGGCGGATAGGTTTTCATTTCGCGCGCTTAATTCTGCATGCGTTAGCATTGGACCATTTAAGTCTAGATTTTTCATTTTGTACCTCACAAATAAAAAGGGGCAGGATTGCCCCGCCCCTATTAAATCGCATATTGTCTTATATGTAAAGCTTTAAAACTTTAAGCGGCAATCCGTGCCCAATCGCGGTTGGATATATTGAGCAATTGCCCGCCGCGTTCCTGCCACAAATCGACATCGTCAATATCGGCTTTATGAGCGCAAGCGGTCACGGCGTTGACCAACGTCGCACGGGATAGCGGCCGCCCCTGCTCATAACCAGATTGACCAATCGTTTGCATCAAACCGTTCAAAACGTCGTTGTTTTCTTTTTTCGACAATTTCAAAACAGTGCCGACGCTCTCGACAATGTCGACAACTTCAAATTCACCCTCAATC